TATCAGGCGGGTCGGATCATGGAGATCCTTGAGAAGCCTGTGGACAACATCATCCAAGTCTACTTCAAGGCGTACCAAACCGCCCCTTGGAGGGCAGAGAGCCTGTGGGCTGCGGCACGACTCTGCCGCTCGTTCAGCCGATTCGACCAAGGCTACAGGTTCGCAAAGCAAGGTCTGAAGATCCGCTACCCCGAGGGTGCCCTCTTCGTCGGTCAGGGGATCTACGATTGGGCACTCCTTGACGAGTTCGCCATCGCCGCATATTGGACGGGGAACCACCGTGAGTCGAGGATCGCTTCGATCCAACTGCTCAAGGAAGGCAAGTTCCCTCCCGATCAGAAGGATCGCATCGAAGCAAACCTCAAGTTTGCATCGGAGTCGCTCCTCAACGAAGCCGAGTGACATGCGCTAAATAGGTGGCAGTTCAGCAAACAGTCAGGAACTACCACCGATGGCATACAGCGCAATCCCAATTTTCCCTAGCAGCGGAGGCGGCGGGGATGGACGCAGGATCCTCAACACTTGGACGGTCCCCTCGGGGCATCCATTCGATGCGGGTCATGTGGTCATCTACACCGCAGGGACCACGGGATTTCAACTAGGCATCGCAGACGATCTCGACACGGCTCAGACTGTCGGCATCGTTGAGGCAACCACGACCGAATCAATTACCGTTGTCTATCAGGGCGAGATCGACTTCGCAGGATCTTCGCTCCTGATAGATGACGGTACTACGAGCCTGACTGCGGGTCTCGTCTACTACCTGTCTCCCACGAACAGCGGGTACCTCACCCCTGTCAGACCGCTTGACGGCGCATCCTTCGTCCAAGGTGTCCTCGTAGCCACCGACACCAAGGAAGGCATCGTCATCAACTCGCTGCCTCAGGCACCGACCACGGCATCCCTCTACACCCCCGTTGGGTCCATCGTTCCCTTCGCAGGACCCTACAGCGAGATCCCGCAGACTTGGCGCATCTGCGACGGCGCAGCGGTGAGGAAGTCGGGCAACACTCCGTTGGATGGCGTTGACTACTCGACTCTCTACGGAGTGATCGGAGACAAGTATAGGATCACGGGGCTAGCCTCCACATTGACGGGACCCGTGGGCAACATCTACCGAGATGTCATCGTGTCATTCTCGCAAGAAGGGCATGAGGACTACTCGGGTACCACGGCGCATGGTCTGGTCAATGCCTATTCGACCGACACATACAAGCAATACAAGATTGGTTGGGGTGGTACGAACGACTTCGCTGTTGCAGCCCTGACGGCGGCATCCACTAGCCAAGCGAGGTTTCAGTTCCTTGCTCCGTACACGGGTGCGAGCGTTGTCAACTTCAGCGGCGTTTCGGTCAACTCGCCGATCACGATCCAATCCCTCTCGGACGGCGAGGTTGCGGGATACACCTCGCAGAGGTTCTTCATCCCCGATCTCCGTGCGAGGACGATCTTCGGTGCGGGATACTCGGTGGGTCTGACGGGAACAAACCGTGGCGAGATCAAGGGTAATGACCTGTATCTCCTGACCACGGATGACATTCCCGACCACATCAACAAGGTCTACACCTATCCGACCAATCCCGCTCCCGATGCGGGTGGCGGCGGCACGAATGTCATGGCGGTCATCGCCAACAGGGACAACTGCGACATCGCTCAGGCAATCGTCCACGACTCCTCCTTCACGGCAGACAACGAGGCAATCAACCTCCTTCCTCCCCATGTCGTGACCAATTGGATCATTCGACACCGTCCGTTTGAAGGACCTGGAGTCGAGATTGGACCAAGAGGTCCTGCGGGTCCTGCGGGTCCTGCGGGTCCTTCGGGAGAGAATGGAGGGACGGGTGCCACGGGAGACGCAGGTCCCACGGGTCCTACGGGTCCTACGGGTCCTACGGGAGACGAAGGTGTCGCAGGTCCCACGGGTCCTACGGGTCCCACGGGAGACGAAGGTCCTCCTGGTCAATGCTCCTGCCTCCAAGGCTCAGACGGTGTTCCTGTTGAGAGCATCTATCTTGCAGCCACCTCGGGCTACAAGAACGGGATCATCGGCAACGCCTCGGGAACCATCCTTGAGGAGCAGATCTCCACGGACATCCTGTACCCAACCGACTTCGCCTATGCGATCTCCTCGCTGACGATGACGGGTGTGAACATCGAAAGTCCCGCAACCTTCTACTACCGTGACCCTGCGAACAACCCGAACGAGCAGACATACTCGTATCCGAGGACTCGGCAGTATGCGCCGCATCCGTTCAATGGTTTTGCTCGTCTTGGTGCGGTCAATGCAGCCATCGTAACCCCTCCACCAAGCACTAGTTCTGGTGGACCTGGGCAATGTGGCGGCGGCGTGGCTAATCCGTTCAGGATCGTCCTCATGAACGGCGTGTACACGCTCGACAAGAGCATGTACACCAATCTTCCCCGTGACCTCTACATCGGCGGTCAGACGGGAAGCGTCATCAATCAGACGATCTCGGGTGTGACCGTCCTTCCCGTGCTTGACTCGGGTGCGACGAGCATGACTGCGTTCTCCCTCAGTTTCAACATCGGCACGGCGCAGTCGATGATCGCAGCAACGGGAACCGCCATCGTCATCCCCCCGCCGAACAGCATCGTCTACGGCTCCATCCCATCGGCGACGGGCATGTACGGTCTCACCGCCACCATCGAAGGTGCGACGAGCGGCACGGCAGGGTTCTTCAACTCGCTTGCGGGTGGCTATGTGGTCAAGGGGATCAGCGGACAGACCTTCACGGTCGATGTCCTCACCGAGGCGGGAGCGACCTTCAACTTCGGCAACTTCCTGAATCGGACCTACAACAGGTACATCAACAGCATCGATGTCTACCGTGTCACGGTCCACACCACCTCGCAGGACGGGATCTTCTTCTCGGAGAAGGGCACACGCACCTACTTCGGCGATTGGACTGTCGCCGCAAACGGATCGGAGATGGGCGGCATCGCCTTCGTCAACGATGCGACGGGCGTGGCTCTCAACGACTCAAGCCTTTCGGGCTTCGCCCCGAGCGGCTACTACAGCAATGTGAGGGGTCTTGAGACCGATGGCGGCTTGATCAAGGCAAGCGGCTGCGTGTTCATCAACTACCCGATTGCGACACACGCCTTCAACGGCGGCTCGGTCTCGCTGAACCACTCGTATGTCAGCAACTCGTACTACGGTGTAGCCGTAGACAGCGGTGCGAATGTGAAGATCGAAGGCAGCGTCATCTCCCACTCGGCGATCCCCGTGATCGCAGAGGGTGCTGCGAATGTGAAGATCACCCACGACCTGTCGCATGTCGGCAAGAGCCACATGATCGCCAACAAGGGCGGCATCTGCACGGTCAACACTCCCTTGGAGATCGGAAGCACCCGAATCTTCGGTCCTGGTGTCTACGCCGAGAACTCAAGCGTGAAGGTGAAGCCGTTCACGGAGATCTACTCGCAGACGGACACCACGAAGGGCGGTAGTGTGCAGATTTATGATGCGGTCACCAACAACAGGTTCGTGATCCTCGCCGTCAACTCAAGCGTCTCGACTCCTGACATGTACGGTGCGCTCGGGATCTCGGGGATCGACCCCGTCACCAAGACATCGAAGCCGAAGTTCAAGGCGCAGGGAACCCTTCAGGGCATCAACTCCAAGATCACCCTGTCCTACGACAACAATCCGCTTGTCACCCCCGTGGTTGACACCGACACCCTTGGCGAGAGCATCAAGGGTAACTCGTCGCAACTCCCGCTCCCAATCGCATAAGCCATGTTCAAGCAGCACAAGGACAAGGTCTTCCTCGACGGCATGGAGATTCCTCTCGCCCTTTTCAAGGTCCTTGAGCCGAACTACTCCCATCCCTCCGACATCATCGTCATGTTCTACGACGGCGAGCGGAGGCACTACAGGACCAAGAACCGTTCGTGGTCGATCATGGGAGCATGGGACGAGGGTGAAAGGTACCTGTCCCGAAAGGACGAATTCGCTCGACTCATCCGTGGAGAGAACAACGAGACGGTCGCAGCCGAGGTTGAGGTCGCTAGGGTCAAGTCCGACCTAAAGGCTAAATACGCCGAGGAGGATAAGACCGATGTCGAACTGCACAAGCGGACTGATCTCGACAAGGGCGGAACTAAAAGAGTACGCCCTCCGAGCAAACGGACACCCCGTAGTTGAGATCAACATCGCCGACGAGCAACTTGAGGACCGCATCAACGATGCGCTTCAGTTCTTCAGCGAGTACCACTTCGACGGCGTTGAGAAGGTCTACCTGAAGTACAAGTTGTCTCAGCAGGACATCACCAACGGGTACATATCCTTCACGGCAGACAACATTCAGTCGGAGACCGCCGATGGCTCGGGTTTCGCCGATGCCGATGCCGTTCAGACGAGCGTCGATCCCGACTGCCCTGAGAATGTCCTCCTACAGAACCTCATCGTCAGCGTGACGAGGATCTTTCCGTTCACGCAGCAGTCCGTGGGCATGTTCGATGTCCGCTATCAGTATGCGTTGAACGACCTGTACACCTTCGGGACCATCGATCTCGTCCAATACGACATGACTCAGCAGTACCTCCAACTGCTTCGTCAGTTCCTGTCCCCCGACAAGAGCATCCGCTTCAACAGGGTCGCCAACAAACTGTACATCGACAGCGACAAGAGGCAGTTCACGGCGGGGATGTACCTCATCATCGAAGCGTACCGCATCCTCGACCCGAGGGTCTACCCCGAGGTCTACAACGACAGGCTCCTCAAGAAGTACTGCGTTGCCCTCGTCCGATGGCAATGGGGAGTGAACCTCTCCAAGTACAGCGGCATCAAGTTGCCTGGAGACATCACCCTCGACGGGCAGAGCATGATGAAGGACTCTTGGCAGCAGAAGGAAGACATTGAGAAGGAGATCATTCTCAAGGGCGAGTTGCCCGTTGACTTCATCATGGGCTGACGAAAGGGAACATGGCACTCAATCCGTACATCAGAGTCAACAGCAAGACCTATGTCCCCGAGCAGAGCCTCATCGATGAACTGACGGTCGAGGCGATCAAGATCTACGGACATGAGATGTACTACATCCCTAGGGAGTTGGTCACTAGGGACGATCTGTTCGGCGAGTCGAAGTACTCACGATTCGTCTCGTTCAAGATGATTGAGATGTACATGGATACCACCACCGCATTTGAGGGCGGTGACACCTTCACGAAGTTCGGGTTTGAGATCAGGGACAGCGTCAAGTTCACGGTGTCCCGAAGGAGGTTCAAGAGGGAAACGGGCAAGGACAGGCCCCTTGAAGGAGACTTGCTATTCCTCCCGATCAGCAAGGGTCTCTTTGAGATCAAGTTCGTGGAGCATGAGAATCCCTTCTATCAGTTGGGCAAACTTTACTCCTATCAATTGACATGCGAACTCTTCCAGTATTCCGAAGAAGACTTCAATACTGGGGTTCCCGAACTCGACGCAATCAACGACGAGACGGGATTCAAAGTCAACCTCAACCTTGGGGGGATCTATGG